GATATTATGTCTAAATTTGGAATAAAATTAAACAATGAAATTTCATTAGTAATATCAAAAGAAAGATTTGAAGAATTTATATCACCCTACTTATCTGAAATAATGTCATTATCTAGGGTATATTACCAAGGTGAAGACTTGGCATTTGTAAGTAGACCAAAAGAAGGTGATTTAATTTTTTTCCCTTTGGGGGAAAGATTGTTTGAGATAAAACGAGTTGAAATGGAAAAACCATTTTATCAATTGGGAAAAAATTATGTTTATGAATTATCTTGCGAATTATTCGAATATGAAGATGAAGAAATTGATACTGGCATTTCCGAAATAGATGATGTTATGGAGGACATTGGATATATAACAGATCTTAAATTAGTTGCATTTGGAGGATCTGCTAGTTGTCAATCAGCAATAAGTCCTCTTTTTGGAGTTAGTAAAGTAGTTTTATTGAATGATGGATATGGATACACAGAAACACCCACAGTCAGTATAAGTCCACCGACAGGAAATCCAGATACCTCATCAATATTAGGAGCTATTAGTGTTTCAGAACTATCAAAAACTGCAAAAGCAGTTGCAATAACAACTTCTGTTGGTGGTGTTCATTCAGTAAAAGAAATTTTAATTACAAATGCCGGATATGGGTATACAGAACCTCCAGCAGTGTCTATTATTGGTGGTTCTGGTTCTGGTGCAATAGCAACTTGCATAATATCTACAGGATCAATTCTAAATATTGGAATAGTGGATAAAGGTGATAGATATTACATACCACCAACCATTACAATAGATCCTCCAGTTGGTGGTGGAACAACCGCAACAGCAATATCAAGAATTAGTGCTGGTAGATTATCAGAAGTTTTGATGACAAATGCTGGATCTGGGTATACCTCCATACCAAATATAAATGTTTCTCCACCACCAAATGTAGGATTTGGGACTTATATTGTTTCAGAAACAGTAACTGGATCACTTTCAGGAACCATTGCAGAAGTTAGATCTTGGACAAATCCTGGTAAAGATATTGATAAGATTCTTAGAGTTTCTATAAATAGTGGTAAATTTAGTGAAGGTGAGAGTATTGTTGGATCCTCTTCATCTGCCATTTACACATTAAAATCATATGAAGATGATACTTCTAAGAGTGATAAATATTCTGATAATAAAGAAATAGAAGATGAAGCAGATAAAATTTTAGATTTCACAGAAAAAAATCCATTTGGAGTATATTAATGTTAGGCACATATTATTATCATGAAATTATCAGAAAAACAATAGTTTCATTTGGTACTCTTTTTAACGATATTCATATAAAGCATAAAAATAATTCAGATAATGTAATTTCAGATTTGAAAGTTGGTCTTTCATATGGACCAATGCAAAAGTTTTTGGCAAAAATTGAGCAACAAGAACAATTAAATAAAGCAATTGCCATAACTTTACCCAGAATGTCCTTTGAAATGACATCAATTCAATATGATTCGACTAGAAAAGCAGGAGTAACTCAGACATTCAAAGCTTTAGATGGGACAAATTTGAAAAAGGTTTTTATGCCAGTTCCATATAATATTGGATTTCAACTAAGTATCCTTAGTAAGTTAAATGATGATGCTTTACAAATTATTGAGCAGATATTACCTTATTTTCAACCATCTTTCAATTTAACTGTAGATTTGATTAGTTCTATAGGAGAGAAAAGGGATATACCAATTGTATTAGACAATATTTCATTCCAAGATGATTATGAAGGAAATTTCACAACAAGAAGATCTTTGATTTATACACTCAATTTTACTGCGAAAACATATTTATTTGGTCCAATTGCAGATTCTACAGACGGACTTATTCGTAAGGTACAAGTTGATTATTATAATTCCACAGATACTGCAACGGCAAAAAGAGAAATGAGATATACTGTTACTCCAGATCCTATTGATGCAGGCCCTGATGATGATTTTGGATTTACTGAAGTTTGGGATACTTTCGATGATTCCAAAACTTATAGTCCAACACAGCAAGATGATATTTGATATGTTATGAGTAATAACTATGAAGGATTAGATTCTGCTCTCAATATTAAGAGTGATATTGTTGAGGTAGAAAAAGTAAAAGAGGAATTGAATATCGCACCCATAAAATCAGATGATATTCAAAAAGACTACGAATATACTAGGGCAAATTTATATTCTTTGATTGAAAAAGGTCAAGAAGCAATCAATGGAATAATGGAACTTGCTGGAGAAGGTGGAAGCCCTAGAGCATATGAAGTTGCAGGTCAGCTTATTAAAAGTGTTGGTGATGTTACAGATAAACTTATAGACTTGCAGAAAAAACTTAAAGATGTTGAGGATGAATCAGTCAAGACAACTAATAATGTTACCAATAATGCCGTCTTTGTAGGATCTACCTCAGAATTATCAAAATTACTCAAACAAGGTTTTCTAAATAATAAAGAGTAACTTTTAGTATTCTAATGGGTTGGTCGGAAAAATATAAAAAATCTATTGATTGCAACAATCCAAAGGGATTCTCTCAGAGATCTCATTGTCAAGGTCGTAAAAAAAGATTAAAGGAACAATTGAAACCAGTAAAGACAGTTGAGCAAATTGCTAAGAAACATCGTCTTGATGTTTCCTTTATTGAAAAGCAATTGAAGATGGGAGAGCCTATTGAGCATGAGCACACTAAAAATCATGAACTTGCTAGAGAGATTGCTCTTCAGCATTTAGATGAAATTCCTGATTATTATAATCGTCTCAAAAAAATGGAAGCATCTGCTAAAAAAGAGCATAAAAAGTTTAAAGATGTAACTGAGGAGAAAGGTGGGTCTTTACATCATTGGTTTAAAGGATCTAAATCAAAAGAAGGAAAACCTGGATGGGTGCAGGCAGATGGATCTCCCTGTGCAAATGAACCTGGTGAGACAAAAACTCCAAAATGCTTTAGCAGTGCTCGTTTATCATCTCTTAAGAGTAAGGGAAAAAAGGGTGAGTCTATTATTAGAGCAGCAGTTCGCCGTAAAAGAGAAAAAGATCCAGGACAACAATCAAAGAGTGGTGGTGCAAAACCAACTCTAGTTAAAACTTTTGCCAAGGGAGAAAAAGACCCAAATTACATTAAACCAGAACCAGGACTTAAAGAAGCAATGGAAATTAACGAAGCTCAAAGAGACATTAAAGGTAAGGGTAGTGGTAAAAAGGATGCCTGCTACCACAAAGTAAAGTCAAGATATGATGTTTGGCCAAGTGCATATGCTTCTGGGGCACTGGTAAAATGCCGCAAAGTGGGAGCAGCAAACTGGGGCACAAAGTCTGAAGAGACTATTGTTGATGAAGCAAAGAAGTGTTGGCCAGGATATGAAAAGAAAGGCACGCAAAAATTATTTGGTAAAACATATAATCGTTGCGTGAAAGCAAATGAAGAAATGGAAATGGTAAGATATTGTCCAAAGTGTGAAAAAGTTGAAACAAGAGCAGAATGTAAGTATGGTCCAAAATACTGGGATATGTTTTCTTTACCAGCACCACTTTCCCCAAATCAGAGAAAGTATAATATTGCCACAGTGCATCCTGGAAATTTTCCAGAGTCATATGACCACGAGCATTCAATGGTAAGATCTCAACTTTCAACCATTGATTCTGCTGTAAAGAGACTTCGTAAAAAAATGAAGGGTGAAGGTAATGTAGAAGCGTGGGTACAATCAAAAATTACTAAAGCTGCAGATTATATTGATACTGCCGCAGATTATGTTGATAGTGGAGAAATGAAAGCAGAGCAAAAAACTTTTAGTCAGTTTATGGTTGAAGCAATAGATAAATCCAAAATGAAGTGCAATAAACCAAAAGCACAAGCAGTTGGCGATTCACTTACTGGAAAATCTCATGTTGTAAAAGCATGTGAAGGTGGAAAAGAAAAAATTCTTCGTTTTGGTCAGAGAGGTGTAAAAGGATCACCAAAGAAAAAAGGAGAATCTAAAGAATATGCATCTCGTCGTCACAGATTCCAAACAAGACATGCAAAAAATATTGCTAAAGGCAAAATGTCTGCAGCATACTGGGCAAACAAAGTTAAGTGGTGAGAAACATGAAAAGTTTTAAGCAGTTTCTTTCAGAAAGCGTCAACATTGCTGGGGATTTCAATGGAAATCTATATATGAATGGTGGTCCTCAACCCGAACAAGCAACAGAGTCTTTCTTTGCTGATGTAGTTTGGGAAGGAAAACTGTACCGTCTTGAGATTGAAGGTAATGTGATGGATAAAAATGCACTTGCAGAGCATCTACAGGGAGAATATCCAGGTGCTATCGTACATAACATTTATCCAGTATCGGAAAATTCAATAACAGTCAAAAACGCACAAAGATACAGACCAGAAAGATTATCGTGGAGTGATTAATGGCACAGTGGAATAAAACTACACAAGATTATCTAAATCAGGAAAGAACTCTGCACGAGGTTTATCTTCGTGCTGATGAGTATGGAAATATTTTAAATGAGAGTGCTTGCTCTAAATCTGCATTTGGAGAAAATTTAGCAATTCCTCTCACACCAAAGATTCAAGGTGATGCAATTTATGGATTAGACCCAAGAAACTTTGAGACTTTTAAGTATTCTAATAGTGGAATTGCAACTCACGAAAATAATACTTTCAAGGTTGGTTGTGGAACAGATGCAAACTCTTATGGAGTTATAAGAAGTAATAACTTCCTTAGATATCGTCCAGGACAAGGTGTAGTCGGTAGATTTACTGCATCATTCTCAAATAACCCAGTAGGTTTTACTCAGAGAGCAGGATTTTTCAATCAAGAAAATGCCCTTCAAATTGGTTATGCACATACCAATGGTCAGTTTGGTATTCTTCGTGCGAATGGTGGTAAGGCACACATTCACCAATTTACATTTTCTGCTCTTGATAATGGTGATGTAACTGTGACTGTGAATGGAACTGCATTCACTGCGGTAACTCTAAACACTGGAAATCTTGCAGGTAATATTGCACAACTCGTTCAAGGATTAATAGGACAAGCACTCTTCAATGCTTTATATCTTGCTGAATACGACCAAACAAAGATTAGTTTCCTTGCCACATCTCTTGGTGCTCAAAACGGAACTAACAATGTAACAAGCACCGCAACAGTTACATTTACTTCCAGTCATCTACAAACAGGTGTAGCACAAACAGAAAACTGGACATTCCAAGAAGATTTTAATTTAGATAAACTTGATGGAACTGGATACTCTGGTATCACATTAGACCCATCCAAGTTGAATATTTATCAAATCAACTTCCGTTGGTTGGGTGCTGGTGAGATGAGATATGCAATAGAAAATCCTCTGAATGGAGATATGATTTTCTTCCATCACGAGCACTATTCCAATAGATACACAACTCCACACTTAGATAATCCATCACTCAAACTTGGATATGTCGCAGCAAATCTTGGTTCTCCTACAAGTGGTGTTGTGACTTGTAGAGGTGCATCATTTATGGGTGCAGTTGAAGGTAATATTGTTCAAACCAGATTATCTTACTCTGCAACAGGTTCAAGAGTTGATGCAATGAACTCTCCTGGTTCTTTATATCATATTCTATCAGTTAAGAATAGATTGGTTTTTCAAGGAAAAGTAAATACAAGGGACTTGATTCCAAAAAGAATTACTGCTTCTGTGAATACCGTTGGAGACCCAGCAATTCTATATGTTTATGTAAATCCAAATATTACAAATCTTTTTAGATGGACTAGTCCAGAAAATCAATTTAATGCATCACTTTATGCAACACAAAGCACTACTGGGTTGTTTTCAATGAGTGCAACACAAACTTATGCACCAGTAGCAGCATTTCATATTTCGGACGGAGCAACTCTGGATGCAAATCTAAGTGAGTTGGGTATTGATATTCCACCTAATAATTTTATCAGTATCTATATGTCTTCTACAAGTAATATGACTGCTGCTTCTACATCATTAATTTATGTAGAAGATTAAAAGGAGTTTTATTATGGCAGATAATGTATACCTAGGGAATCCGAACCTTAAGAAGGCAAATACACAAATTCAATTTACAGAAGAACAAATTATTGAGTTCTTAAAGTGTAAAGAAGATCCCGTATATTTTGCTAGAAATTATATTAAGATCGTGTCTCTGGATCACGGTCTTGTCCCATTCAAGATGTATCCTTTCCAGGAAAAGTTGATTCAAAATTTCCATGACAATCGTTTCAACATTTGCAAGATGCCCCGTCAGACGGGTAAAGCATTATCATTAGATACTCCAATACCAACTCCCAATGGTTGGACTACTATGGGGGATCTAAAAGTTGGTGATATGGTATTATCCCCAACAGGAGACTCGGTTTCAGTAACTATGAAAACTGAAACAATGTATAACCATGATTGTTATAAAATATATTTTGATAATGGTGAAGAAATAGTTGCTGATGCAGAACACTTATGGGAAGTTGATAGTTCTTATTGGAGAACTGGAAAAAAAGTTATAACATCAAAAGAAATATTTGAACAATACCAAAGGAAGACATCAAATAAAAGAGGTAAAGGAGTCCAAGGATCACTTTATATTCATAAATCAAATCCGGTTAAATTTGTCAAAAATCAGTTAAATATTGATCCATATCTTCTTGGAGTTTGGTTGGGAGATGGATATTCTTCTGATGGAAGAATTATTGCACATAAAAATGATTATGAATTTTATAAAACAAGGTTTGATATTGAATATGAACGAGATAGTAATAATTGCATTAGATTTAAGATAAGAGATTTATACTCCAAATTAAAATCACACAACCTTATAAAAAATAAACATATTCCACTTAAGTATCTTCGTTCTTCTTATGAAGATAGACTAGATATACTTCGTGGATTGATGGATACTGATGGATCAATTAGAAAAAATAGTAGATCTTTTGAGTTTTATCAAAAAAATTATGATCTGATTTTACAATTTGTAGAATTACTATCTTCTTTAGGAATAAAATCTAACATAAGACACAAGAAGATAAAGAATAGTTATTATCATACTGTTTCATTTTCAACAAAGGAAAGAGTTTTTAATCTTCCAAGAAAAATTGAAAATATTGATTTAAAAAAATCAAATAGAAAACAAGAAAACAGACATTATATTCATAAAATAGAAAAAGTTGATAGTGTTCCTGTTGCTTGTATTCAAGTAGATAGTGAAGACCATTTATTCTTATGTGGTAAAACATTTATACCCACTCACAATTCTACAACTGTTGTTTCATATCTGCTACATTATGCTGTTTTTAACGATAATGTAAATATTGCTATTTTGGCAAACAAAGCATCTACTGCTAGAGATCTTCTTGGAAGATTGCAACTTGCCTATGAGAATCTACCAAAGTGGATGCAACAGGGTATTATATCTTGGAATAAGGGTAGTTTAGAATTAGAAAATGGATCTAAAATATCTTCTAACTCAACTTCATCATCTGCCGTTCGGGGTGGATCATACAATGTGATCTTCCTGGACGAATTTGCATTTATTCCAAATCACATTGCAGATGACTTCTTTGCTTCAGTTTATCCTACCATTTCTTCTGGACAAAGCACAAAAGTTATTATAGTTTCAACGCCACGAGGTATGAATCACTTCTACCGCATGTGGCATGATGCTGAACGTGGTAAGAATGAATATGTACCCACCGACGTTCATTGGTCTGAAGTTCCAGGAAGAGATGAGGCGTGGAAAGAGCAGACTATTGCAAACACTTCTGAGCAACAGTTTAAGGTTGAGTTTGAATGTGAATTTTTAGGATCTGTCAATACTCTTATTAATCCAGCAAAACTAAGAAATCTTGTATATGAAGATCCAATTAGAAGAAATGCGGGACTAGATGTTTATCAACATCCAAAAGAGGAAAGAAATTATTTAATTACAGTTGATGTTGCTCGTGGACTTGGAAATGACTATTCGGCATTTATTGTTTTTGATATTACCGAGTTCCCTTATAAAGTAGTAGCAAAATATAGAAACAATGAAATAAAACCAATGCTATTTCCAAGCATCATTTATGAAGTAGCAAAGGGGTATAATGATGCGTGGTTGCTGATTGAAGTTAATGATATTGGAGATCAAGTAGCAAATATTCTTCACTTTGATTTGGAGTATGATAACGTTCTTATGTGTGCAATGAGAGGTCGTGCTGGTCAAATTGTAGGATCTGGATTTAGTGGTAAGAAGTCTCAACTTGGAGTGAGAATGACTGCTGCTGTGAAAAAACTGGGGTGCTCTAACTTAAAAACTCTTTTAGAAGATGATAAACTACTTACTGTAGACTATGATATCATATCTGAGTTAACCACATTCGCACAGAGACACAACTCTTTTGAGGCAGAAGAGGGTTGTAATGATGATTTGGCAATGTGCCTTGTAATCTTCTCTTGGTTGGTTGCACAGGACTATTTCAAAGAGATGACGGACAATGATGTTCGTAAAAGAATTTATGAGGAGCAGAAAAATCAAATAGAACAAGATATGGCACCATTTGGTTTTATCTCTGATGGATTGGAAGATATGGAAGTTTTCGTTGAGAAAGAAACCGGAGATAGATGGATGAGCGCATCTTCAAGTGGTCAAAATAATTCAATGGAAGTGTGGAATGTGGATGAATATGGCGATAGATCTTATATGTGGGACTATAGATAGATTGAGAAGTAGGAAATTATAAATATTTGTAGAATAATTCGGGATAACGGAGAATAAAGATGCCGCTAAATTTAGCATCTCCTGGAATTGTAGTAAGAGAAATTGATTTAACAATTGGAAGAGTTACTCCTTCATCTGACAAAATTGGGGCAATAGTAGCACCTTTTGCTAAGGGACCTATTGATTCCCCAACTTTAGTAGAAAATGAGAATGATTTACTTAACAATTTTGGAGGACCATACTCAACAGACAAGCACTACGAACATTGGCTGTCTGCTTCCTCATACTTGGCGTATGGTGGCGCACTAAGAGTTGTAAGAGCCAACGATAGTGACCTAAGAAATGGTTTCGTTGGAACTGCTTCTAGTGTTAAGATTGATAGTTTAGACCATTATAATGCTTTGGGGTATGATGAAAATACTCTTGCAGGTGTTGTAGTTGCAGCAAGAAACCCTGGTTCTTGGTCGAATGGTCTTAAGGTTGGTATTATCGACTCTAAAGCAGATCAAACTCTTGTTGGCATTAATACTTCAGATGCATCAGGTATTACAAATATTCAAGTTGGATATGGCATTACTCAATCTGTAGCAGGTAGGGTAAATCCCGGTGCTGGCACAACTTCAGTTCTTGATGGATATTTAAAGGGTATTATTACCGAAGTATCTGGCACTAATGTATCTGTAAAAGTACTTTCTCATGTTTCGGCAGGTGGAACTGAGACAGAAGTTGACTATCAACCTTCTGGAGTTTATGCATTCTCTTCTACAGGAAGTGTTGCTATTCATACAACTGGTGGTGTAACAGCACTTGGGTCTACTTCTTATACTTCAAGACTTGATTGGTTTGACCAACAAACACTAGGTCTTACAAGCACTTCTACTATTTCTTGGAATAATATTGCTCCAAGACCTGGCACTTCTGCATTCGCTGCAGCAAGAAATTCAAGATTTGATGAAGTTCATGTTGTAGTTATTGATGCTCTGGGCACAGTAACTGGAAATGCTGGAACAATTCTTGAGAAGCACTTAAGTCTTTCGAAGGCAACTGATGCAGAATTCTCAGTAGGAAATCCTTCATACTGGAGAAAGTATCTTGCTAATAACTCAGAGTATATCTTTGGTCTCAATTCTCCAACAGGAATTGTAACTACTGGATATAGTTCAGGTTTTAACTTAGAGTCTGATGTTGCTTGGAATCAAGAGGCAGATGGGATTACTTTTGCTGCTGCGGGATCTTCAACAAATACTCTCGCTGGTGGTTTAGATTACAATGGTCAAGCAGGAACAACCTCTGCAGGATCATTAACTGCATCTCTGGCAGAACTTTCTGATGGATATGATTTATTTGAAAATACAGAAAACTTCAAGGTAGACTTCCTCCTGATGGGATCTGCTGCTTATGATATCAGCAATGCACAAGCACTAGCAAACAAACTCATCTCCGTTGCAGAGTTAAGAAAGGATGCGATTGCATTCATTTCACCTTATAGAGGCGCTGCACTATCTGATACGTCAGACCAAAATGCAGTAACAGTAAGATCTGCTGCAGATATTACTGATAATGTAATTGAGTTTTATGCTTCAGTTTCATCATCTACTTATGCAATATTTGATAGTAGTTATAAGTACATGTATGACAGATTCTCAAATACATTTAGATATGTGCCACTAAATGGAGACATTGCAGGTCTTTGTGCTCGTAACGATATCAACAACTTTGCTTGGTATTCTCCTGCAGGCACATCAAGAGGTGCTATCTTGAATGCTGTTAAACTTGCATATAATCCATCTAAGACTCAAAGAGATGTTCTTTATTCAAATAGAGTTAATCCAGTAATCTTCTCACCTGGTGCTGGAATCATTCTATTCGGTGATAAGACTGGATTTGCTAAGTCTTCTGCATTCGACAGAATCAATGTGCGTCGTCTGTTTATCTACCTTGAGGATGCAATTTCTCAAGCAGCGAAAGATGCTCTCTTTGAATTCAATGATGAAATTACAAGAACTAACTTTGTAAACACCATTGAGCCATTCTTACGCGATGTCCAAGCTAAGAGAGGAATCTTTGATTATGTTGTTATTTGTGATGAAACAAATAACACTGCTGCTGTGATAGATAATAATGAATTTGTTGCAGACATCTACATTAAACCCGCAAGATCAATTAACTTCATTGGTCTTAACTTTATTGCCACCAAGACTGGTGTTGATTTTGAAGAAGTAATCGGAAACTTTTAATTTAGAGGTTTAAACTACTATGGCAACCAGAACCCAACTTAATAATATTCCACTCAGAAAGATTACAGACTTCAAGAGCAAACTGTCGGGTGGTGGCACCAGAAGTAACCTCTTTGAAGTTGAGCTTGCTTTTCCAGCAGCAATCGGTGTTGATTCAAATACCCTTGACAAGAGTAGATTTCTTGTCAAGGCAGCAAATCTTCCTGCTTCCAATGTTACTCCAGTTGAAGTAGCATTTAGAGGAAGGACTCTAAGACTTGCTGGAGACCGCACTTTTGAAAGCTGGACTATTACAGTTATCAACGACACCGACTTTGCAATTCGCTCTGCCTTTGAAAAGTGGAGCAACTATATGAATCGTCTTTCTGATGCAACTGGAACTACTGACCCTGCTCTCTATCAAGCGGATGCATTTGTTTATCAACTCAACCGCGATGGATCTATCCTGAGAGCGTATCATTTCTATGATGTTTTCCCAACCAGCATCAGTGCTATCAACTTAGCATATGAGACTGAAGCGATTCAAGAATTTACTGTTGAAATGCAAGTTCACTGGTGGGAAGCAATTAAAGGCACTTCTGCTGCGGCAGGTGGTGAAGACATCAACTAAATAGAATACAAGCAATTTAAGTTTATAAAATGGCGAAACTTTTTGGTTTTTCGATTGATGATACGGAGAAAAAATCCAAATCTATAGTTTCCCCCGTTCCTCAAACTGATGAGGACGGGGTTGATTATTATATCCAATCTGGTTTTTATGGTCAATATGTAGACATTGAAGGTGTCTATAGAACTGAGTTTGACTTGCTACGCAGATATCGTGAAATGGCACTTCATCCGGAGTGTGATTCTGCGATTGAAGATGTGGTAAATGAAGCTATTGTAAGTGATCTGTATGATTCTCCTGTTGAAATTGAATTATCAAACTTAAATGCTAGTGATAAACTTAAAGAAATAATCAGAAGAGAGTTTAAGTCTATCAAAGAAATGATGGACTTTGATAGAAAATCTCACGAAATTTTTAGAAATTGGTATGTTGATGGTAGACTTTATTATCTGAAGGTAATTGATACTAAGAAACCTGAATCTGGAATTCAGGAATTGAGGTATATTGACCCTATGAAAATGAAGCATGTGCGTCAGGAAAAAAAGACGCAAGGTAAAAATGGGTCAGAATTAGAGGTTGCAAATAAAATTTCCTTCAATGGAAATCTTGCAAATAATTTAGATACAATGTATTCAGAGATGGAAGAGTATTTTATCTACTCTCCAACACCAAACTACCCTATGGGAAACATCACAGGTGGATCCAAAGGGTCAATTAAGATTGCAAAAGATTCGATTACTTATTGTACATCAGGTTTAGTAGATAGAAATAAAGGAACTGTTCTTTCATATCTCCATAAAGCAATTAAAGCACTCAATCAACTTCGTATGATTGAGGATTCTCTTGTAATTTACAGATTATCAAGAGCACCAGAGCGTCGTATTTTTTATATTGATGTTGGCAATCTTCCCAAAGTAAAGGCAGAGCAATACCTCAAAGAGGTTATGTCTCGCTACAGAAACAAACTAGTTTATGATGCAAACACTGGTGAAATTCGTGATGACAGAAAATATATGTCAATGTTGGAAGATTTTTGGCTTCCTAGAAGAGAAGGTGGTAGAGGAACAGAAATTACCACTCTTCCCGGTGGTCAGAATCTTGGAGAACTTTCTGATATTGAATATTTCCAAAAGAAACTTTATAGATCACTTGGAGTTCCTGAATCAAGAATAGCAGGTGGTGGTGATGGATTTAATCTTGGAAGGTCCTCAGAAATTCTAAGAGATGAATTAAAGTTCTCTAAGTTTGTTGGTCGTCTAAGAAAAAGATTTGCGTTGATGTTTAACGACATGCTCCGCACTCAACTTTTACTGAAAAACATCGTTTCTCCAGAAGACTGGGAAAGAATGGAAGATCATATTCAATATGATTTCCTATACGATAATCATTTCTCAGAACTTAAAGAAGCAGAATTACTTACAAACCGTCTAACTCTTCTAACTACAGTTGAGCCTTATATTGGTAAATATTACTCAACAGAATATGTGCGTAAGAAGATTCTTCGTCAAACGGATTCTGAAATTATTGATATTGATATGCAAATAGAAGATGAGATTGAAAAGGGAATTCTTCCAGATCCTAATGCTCCTGTTGATGAGATGGGAAATCCATTACCTCCAGCAGGTGAAGAGGGTGCAGGTCAAGCAATTGAGCAAGGTGCGGGTGGAGAAGTTCCTATAGAACCCACTGTAGATGAAACACAAGTTGAGATACCAGAGCCCAAAGGTGGCAAAATATAAATAGTCTTATAATAATAAACCAAATTTTATGGAAGAACTTATCGATTTGATTGCAACTGACGGAGCTCCTTCGGATATTTCCGACAGAATTAAAGAATTACTATACGCAAAAGCTGCCGACAGGGTAGATTATGCTCGTCCAGTAGTTGCTGCAACAATGTTTGGTGACAATGATTCTAATGGAGACAACGAATAATGGCAGTAAAAATAGTACAAAATGTAAATAGAATTTCACCTACAGTTTCAGTAGCTGCAACAAGCAATCCAATTGCATTGAAGAGTGGATATATTAGAGTTGCTGCTGGACTAACAGCAGCTTTTGTTGAAACTGGTGGAGATCCTGTTGCAACAACTAATTCATTCTATCTTTCCCCCTATCAGAATGAAGTATTAAAGGAAAGACTTGCGAAGCAACAAATAGTTGGAATTACTACTGGAACATCAACTGTAGTTACATTTGATAATAATGCAGGAAATCCATTTTTAATTGGTGATTACGTAACTATTGAAAATGCCCAGCCAGCAGGAATCAACACAGTTCATCAACTAGTAACTTCAACTACCGATGCCTCTGTAACAATTGCCGCAAATACATCAGCAATTGTAGGAGTAATTACCGCTGCAGGCGCAACTCTTTCTAGAAGCGTAAAGGTCTCAGCTCTTGCTGATGGTGGACCTACAAATATCAGCATTACAGAAATAGTCCAATTAGTTTCCGAATAAAATGAAACTCATCACAGAAGAAATTTCAAAAGTAGAATTTATTGTAGAAGGAAAAGGTTCTGCTAAAAAAATGTATATTGAAGGTGTTTTCCTACAAGGAAACATCTGCAATAGAAATGGTAGAATGTATCCTATGGAAACTCTTGCCCGTGAGGTAAAGAGATATGATGAAAGCTTCATTCAAAAAGGTCGTGCTCTTGGAGAACTCGGACACCCAGATGGTCCTACAGTAAACCTTGATAGAGTTTCTCATAAGATTGTTTCACTTACACAAGAGGGAAACAATTTTAGAGGAAAAGCACAACTTCTTGAAACACCAATGGGTAAGATTGCAAAATCTCTTATTGATGAAGGAGTTTGTCTTGGTGTTTCTTCTCGTGGCGTGGGTTCACTTAAGATGACCAATGAAGGTCATAAGATTGTCGGTGAAGATTTCATGTTAGCAACTGCTGCAGATATCGTTGCCGATCCTTCCGCCCCTGATGCTTTTGTGCAGGGAATTATGGAAGGTAAAGAGTGGGTTTGGGAAGGTGGAATTCTTCGTGAAAGACTTGCCGAGCAAACTCAGAGAAGAATTAATACTCTAGTTGACCAAAAAATTCTTGAAGAGCATAAACTTGGTCTTTTCCAAGAATTTTTATCAAATCTATAAATTATAAATAAATATAGATTAATACACAAATATCTAATCAAATGTCCGTTGGTAGCAATTTACAAGAAATGGAAAACGTAGTAACCAAAGGGGCTGCACCTGCCGAACCAATGCACAAACTGACTGGGAGCACTCCTGGTCAAACTGGTGGTTGGGAAGATCTCGGAGGTCCTACTCCAGAAAACTATAAGCCCGATGATGCATCGGCAACTCTTAAAACTCCAGGAGCAACCCTTGCTCAGGTCAAAGATGTAGTGAATGCGAAAGCTGCATCTGCTATGCCTATGCAGGGTGTAAAAGAGGAAACTGAAGATGAGGATGAAATCCTCGAAGAAACTGATGAAGTAGTTTCCGAAGCTGCTGAAGAAGAGGAGGAAGAGGAAACTCCTAAGAAGGGTAAGAAGAAAGAAGAGGAAGAAGACGAAGAAGAGGAAGTTGAAGAAGAATTTAACATTGATGAAGATGTTAATGCTCTTCTTGAAGGTGAAGAACTTTCTGAGGAATTCCAGGAGAAAGCACGCACCATTTTTGAGGCTGCTATCAAGGCAAAAGTTGCTGAAATTAAAGAGCAACTTCAAGATTCATATGAGCAAACTCTTGTAGAAGAAATTGAGGCTATCAAAGAGAGCCTTTCTGATAGAGTTGATGCTTATCTTGAGTATGTCGCTGACGAGTGGATTCAAGAGAATGCACTTGCAGTTGAGCACGGTCTCAAGACTGAAATGACAGAATCATTCCTTGAAGGAATGAAGAGTCTTTTTGAAGATCATTATGTAACAATCCCTGAAGATAGATATGATGTCATCGAGAGCATGGTAGATAAACTTGATGAAATGGAAGAAAAACTCAACGAGCAAATCGAAAGAAACGTTGCTCTGAATAGAAGATTAGCAGAGTCGGTTGCTGATGTAATTTTTGCAGATGTCACTGAGGGTCTCGCACTTTCTCAGAAGGACAAACTCGCTTCTCTTGCCGAAAATGTTGAGTTTGATAGTGAAGAGAGCTATCGTGAGAAACTAGTAACCCTGAGGGAATCTTATTTCCCAACCAGAATTGCTGGTACTCAAAGAAACGCTAGTGAAAATTTGTCCGAAGAAACTAATCTGAATATTCAATCAGTTAGTGGCACAATGGGTGCATATCTTCAGACTCTCCAAAGAGTTTCTAAAAAGTGATTTTTAAATCATAACAATCAAACTTATACTTTAAAGAGGTAAACACAAATGCAAGGATTCAACGTAGAATCACTGCAGGAGAAGTGGTCCCCGCTCCTTGATTACGAAGGTCTTGATTCTTTCAAAGATTCACATCGTAGAGCTGTAACCGCAATCCTGCTCGAAAACCAAGAGAGAGCACTCCGCGAAGAGCGTGAGTTTCTCTACGAAGCACCAACCAACTTCACCAGCACTTCAACTGGCACTGGCACTGGTCTCAGTGGTAGTTCAACTGGTGCTCTTCAAGGTTTCGATCCCGTTCTGATTTCACTTATCAGACGCTCGATGCCTAACCTGATCGCTTACGATCTCTGTGGCGTTCAACCAATGAATGGTCCTACTGGACTTATCTTCGCAATGCGCTCGCGTTATACCAGCCAGGCTGGAGACGAGACATTCTACAACGAAGTAGATTCTGCATACTCTGGTCAGGGTTCAACCTTTGCTCAGACTGAAGGATGGACCAACGGTGCAGTTGGTATGGGTACTACTGCTCAGGGTGGCAGCAACCCATCAATCCTCGACGCAACTACTGCTAATCAGTTAGCATATAATGTTGGTCAGGGTATGAGAACTGACAACGCTGAGTCACTTGGCGAGTCTGGTGGAGCACAATTCAACGAGATGGCATTCTCGATTGAGAAGGTCACCGTTACTGCTAAGAGCCGCGCTCTGAAAGCAGAATACAGCCTTGAGCTTGCTCAGGATCTGAAGGCAATTCACGGTCTGAATGCAGAAGCAGAACTCGCTAACATTCTGTCTAGCGAAATTCTTGCTGAAATCAACCGTGAAGTCATCAGAACAATCTATAAGGTTGCTAAGCCTGGTGCTCAAGTTAACACTGCTACCGCTGGTACTTTCGACCTTGATGTTGACTCCAACGGTCGTTGGTCGGTTGAGAAGTTTAAGGGTCTGATTTTCCAAATCGAGCGCGATGCTAACGCAATCGCTCAGCAAACTCGTAGAGGGAAGGGTAACACTATCCTTTGCTCTGCTGACGTTGCTTCAGCACTTGCAATGGCTGGTGTCCTCGATTACACCCCTGCACTCAACGCTAACCTCAACGTTGATGACACTGGTAATACCTTCGCTGGTGTGCTCCAGGGTAAGTATCGCGTATACATTGACCCATATTCGGCAAACGTATCTGCTAACCAGTTCTACGTTGTCGGTTATAAGGGTTCTAGCCCATATGACGCTGGTATCTTCTACTGCCCATACGTTCCTCTTCAGATGGTTCGTGCAGTTGGAGAGAACACCTTCCAGCCTAAGATCGGCTTTAAGACCCGTTATGGAATGGTTGCTAACCCATTCGCACAGGGTCTCGATGCAGGCGCAGGTGCTCTTACCACCAACGCAAACAACTACTACAGAAGAGTTAAAGTAGCTAACTTGATGTGAGCTAGTCTTCACTCTTCTAGAGGGTCCTTCGGGACCCTCTTTTTTTATCTAAATACAAATAAAACATTATGGCATCTGCTTTTGCAAATCAGATACAAAATAGAAATTTTCTGTCCCCTGTTGGTTTTAAGTTTACCTTAGCAAAAGAACCAAAGGTAAACTTCTTTTGCAACTCTGCCAGAATTCCAGAAATTACCTTAAATGTATTACAGCAACCCACATATCTTAAGGATTTAGATATTCCTGGTGGCAAACTGCAGTATGGTGATTTAAATTTAAGATTCTTAGTTGATGAAGATCTTGTCAACTATATGGCAATTCATAATTGGTTAACTGGTTTAGGATTTCCAGAAAGCACACAAGATTATAGAGATTTGCTTACTAATGAAGATGATTTAACTCAACCATTAGATCCTAAGAGAGCATTTAGTGATGGGAGTCTTTATATTTTAGATAGTAACTTCAATACAAATGCTATTGTAAAATTCAAAGATTTGTTTCCAGTTTCTTTAACTTCTTTGGAGTTTGACTCCACACAGACCGATATCCAATACTTTACAGCAGAGGTATCTTTCAAGTATACTATCTATGATATTACCACAGGTCTATGAATCTTGAATCTATTCAGGAAATGTGGCAGAAAGATTCTGTCATTGACCCTGATAACTTACACGATGAATCTTTAAAAATTCCACAACTTCACGCAAAGTATTATACAATCTATAATACAATTACCCTACTTAGAGAAAAGGCAAGAGAGACTTATAGTAAGGTAAGACTTGAAAGATATAACTACTACACTGGAAAGGCACCAGCAGAGGTCTATGAGGAAGATCCTTTCCCATATAAAGTCAGAGATAAAGAAGCACTACAGAGGCACCTGGATGCCGATGAGAGGTTGAATAAAATTGACCTCAAGATTCGTTATTATGATATTATGCTTAAGTTTCTTGAAGAGATTATTCGTTGTATTTCCAATAGGACATTTCAAATCAAGAATGCTCTGGAATGGCATCGTTTCCAGGCAGGGTTTAATTAATAGAAATAAATATTCATAACTGATATGTTATGAATGTCACATTTGATTATCTCAAAAAAGAATGAGGTATATCTTCAAGTTGAAGCAGAGCCACACGTCTACTATGAGTTAAGAGACGCATTTCAATTTGAAGTTCCAAATGCTAAGTTTGCCCCTGCTTACCGAAATAAGTATTGGGACGGATTTATCTACCTCTTTAATGTAAACACGAAAGAAATATACATTGGTTTATTAGACAAACTCATAAGATTCTGCGAGCAACATGAATACACTTATGAGTTTCGTGACAATAAGTATTATGGTCTTCCTTTTGAGGTGAATGAAAACATCTCAAAGGAAGGTGTTAAAGATTATATGAATTCTATTTGTAAGTATGCTCCCCGTGATTACCAAGTTG